GCTGAGTTTGGATAATGTGATGCCTTGCGTCAGTATGATAGCGGTATGGGGATGTAATATCTTTGTCGCCTATGAACATAGGCACGGCTTCATCCATAGGCTTGCTAGAGTGACGGAAAGGAATACGGTCAAGATTGCTGGTGTCTGGCCCTAGTTCTGCACCTACAGTGTCCAAGAAACGTGCTGTTACGCCATGAATACGCTTGATCTTGCCCTGTGCAGATCCGTCATCAGCACCTGCTTCAAGGCGTAGCGTTTCAATCAGGCTATTATAACTGTAGCCAATATGCACTTTGCTTGCGCTTCTATCTAAAGTAATACTGCCGCCTGATACAGTTTTGTCTGCATGGGCAGAACCATCCGCAAGAATGGATACTTCTTCGACCTCAAGGTGATTTAGGCCGCTTACTGTAGTTGTGGCTGAACCATCGTATGTCAGGCCACTATCTACAAAGAACGCATCTTCTACTGATGTGCCAAAGAATATAGGCTTTAGATAGCAGATGTGACGCACAGTGCTGCCATCAATGGTACGCTTGACTGACAGGTATACCTGATCTTCTGCGCCTGATGGGATAGAGGTAATGGACTCAACGACACCAGTACCACCCATAGGATGCTCATGCCACCCGATTGAATTATTAGCACGGTCATATGTCAGGCCAACTAAGTCACCATCCCCACGAACAAACCACAAGATAAGTTCTGGTTCTTGTTGCCATACCATGTCAGTCAAACCACCCCTTGCAATATGTTCTGCAAGGATTGACAAGTCGATACCTAACAAACCATCAGTATCCAAGTCAAATGTGATTTCTTTTACTTTTTCGCCACCCTTTTGGATAAGGATAGTTGAGTTACCAGCACGTACTGGTTTTACATCGCCAGACCCAAATGTAGTCTCACGCAACACGTTTACGTTTGTAGGCGTAACAGCCTGTGATCCTGTACCACCAGATAATGTAAACTCTGATGATGTCGTCAAGATCTGTAAAAAACGTGCAGGTAGCAGGTGTTTAATTACGTTCACCTGATCTGATGCAATAGTAATGTTAATAGCACCGTCATCTTCTGTGCTTGGTGTATGGTTTTCAAAGTCTGCTGATTTAGACCCATAAATAGACTGCGGCCTACCGTCTGTGCCAGCAAAGAACAAACGCTCTTCATAGAAAGCAACTGCGCGAGGATAGCCCTGATCACCACCAAACGCTCCTAATGACCATCGTGTAGTGGCATTGCCAGATCCAACAACATGATCTGGTAAAGTTGAATTACCAAACTGATCCTCATGTACTGTAGCAGTTACGCTAGTTGCACTGGTATACGCTGTAATCTCAACGTGACCATGACCATCGTGAATGTATTCCCAATCAATATCGCCATATGTCTCTGTGCCAGTTAGGTGGACAGGGGGCGTATTTCCTGATGTATCAGTGCCGTTGTCAGACTTTTTATAAACATGATCATTGTATCTAACTGTATCGTTTTGTGAGTAGCTTGTTGATGCTGCCCATTCGTCATGATGAGTTTCTAACAATTCACGAAAACGAATAAAACGTCCGACATCATCACTGCTAAATGTGTCAGCAGATGCAGTGATAGTTACACTACCAGTAGCCGCAGAAGCATACATAGTGGTATCAGTGTCATTTTCATCCAGCCATGGCCCATCAATAAAGTCGATGTCGGTTAGCGTCCATGATGTATGTGATGTACGTGTTAGCTTGGCTGGTTCATGATCTTTGTGTGTAAGATACAGCACGTCAGCAGACTGTGCGTAGTTGATTTCAAAGATGTCTGATGCAGAATATGTGGTTGTTACTTCCACAATCTTTCCGACCTTGCCACCAGATGAATATGCTGCGAAGGCAGAACCATCTACACCAGATAACTCAAAGGTGTCTGTAGTTTTGTTTGCTACAGTAAACTCACGGTTGTTTAACTCAACCATGCCAGCAACCTCTGTGATATAAACACGATCACCATTGCTGTAGCCATGACCAGCCGATGTGACAACCACTGGATCTGCTGCGGTAGCGGCTGTGATATTCTTCTGAGTTTCCGTAACAATTCCACCATCTTTAAAGATGCGGATGTAGTTTGCACCAAACTCTAGGACATATGCCTGTACGTCAGAAAACTCAAAGTGGATCAAACGAACCTTGCCACCGTCTTTTGACGTGCCAGCGTAGTAAGAGCCAGTACGCCTTGTTACACCACCCTGCGGAAAGGTCAGCATATTAGTTAGCGTCTGGGCTGCTTCATTATATTTTTGTAGATCGACACGGCCTTCAAGTCGCGGTGAAAATGCCCCTGATCTAAAGTTCGTCAGAATAGTAGATACGCGAGCCATTTTAGTACCTTATGTTTACAAAAGTATCTGCCTGTATTTGATCTGGATAGCCTTCCATTGCGTCCATAGACCGTGCAAGACGCACCTGCTGCTCATACAGCGCGAACATGGCCTGAGATACACCATTACTACCTGTGATGGCGTAAGCAGTCTCTGCGGCTAGTTTATGAGCGATTGTGCTAGATAATAGGCTATCGTATTGCTCTGTGTCTGTTTGACGGAAGATATATACGATTTTGCAAGTGCCTTCGTTAGAAAGGATCTTTCTGCCTTCGATCTTGTACATGACGTTGCTATCATATGCAGCAATCTCATTGTTTACTGTTGAGTTCCAAAATGACAGAACACGCAAACAGTATGGATCGGTGGGCAGTGTAAATTGATTAGTAAACCCAAACGCAGGGGCATCTGAGTCTTTTGCAAGTGTTGCGCGGTTAATAGCGCAGTTCCATGGATGAGATCTTAGAACCTGATCACGCACCGTATCAAATCGGCGGTTACACAATCTTGCTTCTTTGGAGTTTTCGGTCAGCGCAGTGATAGTTGCTGCACCCAGCAAATCCATTGCTTCATTACAAATATCAACAACAGATGGCATCCGTATCTCCTTACAAGAAAGAAGGGGCGGCGAACCGCCCCATCAATGTTTAGTCTACAACGTAGTACATTGTCAGTTCGACAGTACCAGTGCCAGCAGCACCGCCCATGGTAACGGTTACAGGATAACCGCTATCATCTGCGTCTACTTCAGTGCCAGAACCCAAAGCCAGAGTCGCAGCAACGTCTACCTTTTGAGCAGATGTTGAAGCGGCAGCAGCCTTAAATTCGTCACCGTCTGCTGCAACAGCAGTACCAGCGTTGTTGTTGTATGCACCGTGGCCTACAGACAATGTAGTTGATGCACCCATCGCATCATGAGCAAGTTGACCATGAAGAATCCGTGCGCCATCTGGCAGTACGAACATTTCAATGACATCGCCTGATGCCAAAGCAGATGCTTCGTATGTGCCATGTGCTACACGTACACGACCACCCATTTCATTGGGCTTGTTCATGACGACAGGAGTTGCACGTGAATTAGTGCGTTGTGCTGAATAAACAGTAGCCATAATTCAATCTCCTCTTAGCTTTCGTCACACAGGATTTGGACGATCTTTTCTTCTTCCATGCGAGTAGCACCAACGCTCATGCAGTAGTACACCTGAGTCGCGTAGCCTTTGTCGGCACGTTCATCAATGCGAGCATTTACGTCTTTACCAATCGCTAGAGCAAGACCATCTTCAGCCCATGCAAAGCAGGTACGTTCATCGCCAGACTTGGCAAGGCGGTTAGTCATAATGAACTCAAAGCCCATGAACTGAGTAACTTCACCTTGTACAAGTGCCTTTACAGTGTTGAAGTCTGATGATGTTACGTTTGTATCACCAAGCAGTGCTTCAATCTGATCTGGGCCACAAGCAATGTAGCGGTTGATTGATGGATCAACATCAGCCAAGTCCAGCTTCTTTTTTGCTTCACGCAGCTTGGCTACAGTCAAGTCTGTACCACCAGCGGCGATCTGCTGTGCAGCAGGAAGGGCTGTTGAAGTTGAACCAGTTTCACCTGTGAACGCTGTGCCAGTAGCAGCAGCAATGATCTCATCGTCCATTGCACGACCCATTGCAGCAGCAGCAGCCATTGCATATGAAGAAGTTGGATCAATAAGCATACGAATCTTGTCCTGATCATCAATCAGATCTGCATATTCGTAATCAACAAGTGACACCCTACGGCGAGCGTGAGGTGTATCCATTTGTGGTGTGTCAGCATGGCGTGTTGTGCGCTTAGTCGCTGTTGCCAAACCAACCTGATCAAAGAAGGCATTTTTACCAGTCATGCTTTCTACACGTACCGCATCACGCAGACGAGAACCCATCTGCTGTGATAGCATCTGCACGTTTGCAGAATACTGCTGGACAAATGCCGTATTAATTTGAGTAGACATAATCTACCTCCTTGTTACGGTTACATTTGAAGTTGCGGTACGCTACCCGACTGTACGGACGTTCCTAGCGTTTCTAGGCTGCTTTGCCTCATCGTCTTTCCGACTGTCAGCAGGACGTTTACCGCTACCCTGCGTTACCCACTTGTAGTATTCATCTGCAAGTTTCGATGGTTGTAGTATATCACGTTGTGTGCCAAATTCAACAGCAAGTCGCAAACACTCCATACGAAGTTCAATATCAGATACATTGTTAGTCATGAAGCATACCCATTAACTCTTGCATACGATCAATAGCCGCTTGTCTACCAACGGCATTTTTTCTATCCCAATAGGCATGAGTCTTATCATTCATGATAGAATCAATCTCAGCTTGTGCCTGTTTAGGTGTCAAAGCACGATTTTGTGTAGCTTCGCCGATTGTATCTTCTGATGTTGCTGACTGCTTAAACTCTGCAATGTTAGCAAAGGCTTTGATGAAATCAGGATGATTGCCGATCAATGTGCCATCAGCCAACTGCATCTCAAGCATATTCTCAGCACCAAAGTCACGGAATACGTTTTTGGCATCTAGGATCTTTTGATCATATGCCTTGCCCCATTCCTGCCGCAATGTTGCCTCAGTTTCGGCTGCTTGTGCCTCAACATCTACCTGCATCCCTTGTGCTGTTTGTTCAATAGATGACTTATAATAGTCAAGGATGCCTTCCGCTTGTTGCGGTGATAGGCGCAGTTTATGTGCCAGTTCTGAATAATCAGCAGCAACTTGATCATCAATGATGTTGCCATCTGCTTTGATCTCATAACCCTCTGGTGTCTCTGGACGACCCAAACGGCTGTAGATGCTGTCAAGATCTTCATCTGTAGGGTTAGCTGGGATTGGAAGTTTATCAGCACCGATAAGTCTCTGTGCGTTTACAAATGAACGTGCCAAGTTTTCTACATCCTTAATAGGTGCAAGGCTTGGATGTTCACGGATTTCATCTGGCAAAGAAGTTAAGAAGTCGTTACCAGAACCGCCTTGTGCTACTTCCGCTGGTGTTTCCAACGGTGCAGTAGGCTGGTCTACCTGTTCGGCTACTTGTTCAGACATTACTATTCCTCATTTAACATATTGTGGATATGAAGGATAACTAGACGTTTACCCTCCTCGAAGGCTGTGGCATGGGCATCGCCAGCCACATAGCTTGAGATGTGCATATTGCACCTCTTCTCAAGATCTTGAAGTACGTGTTTACCTGAGTTGTCGCCAAACGTATCCTGATACATACGGCGCAGTTCTTTGATGTCTTTCATTAGTCTCCTACCATCCTAACTGCTTGTGCAGCTTGGGCGGCAGTGTAGACATCTTCTTGCTCTTGTTGACGTTGCATCTGTTCTTGCTGCATTGCCGCACGTTGCTGACGTTCTTGGTTAATCTGTGATTGCGCTTTAAGCACATCCTTTGGCACACCAAGCGAGTCTGTGACGTGGTTTACAAGACCATCTGGGTCTAGGTGATCCCCTACAGGCAGAGACTGCGATAGTGGCAACAGGATCTCAAGAGCCTTCATTGTGTTGTTAAGGCTGCTTGACTTCTGTGCTTTTGCTAGTGGTGAAACGTATTCAATATCTACATCACGCCCTTGCAGAACCTCTGGGGCTGGCGCAAGCATCTCGTTACGCAGCATCAGGGCAAAGACGCGATCAATAAGTGGACGTAGCATCTCATTCATCAAACGACCCAGAACAGGGCCAATGACACGCATACGCTCTTCCTGCCGCTGAATAACCTCAGTGGCAGTCATGTTAGGCGTAGAGCCTGATAGCAACTGATCAACGTAGAACGCAGACCTAATAGCCGCACGGCGTTGTTCTTCCATTTGCAAACCGATAGGAATGTTTGCGCCGACATTCAATGGCTGGATCATCTCGCGTGTGCCAGAACGGAAGAAGTTTAGGCCGTTAGGTTCTGTGCGGATAGGCAACATAAACCCATCATCAGGCACTAACAACGGTGGGCTAATCATCTTTTGTGCTGCTTCGATAATAGTTTTAGACATCAAATTTAGCATCTTAACGTCTGGCAAAGCAGTCATGGCAGGTGATCGACCCATAACTTCTGATGTTGATTTAAGGAAACGTGGTGTGACATACGGCATTTCTTCAAAGCCGCCTTCAGAGATTAGCATCTTTGACTCTACGCAGATGTACAAAGAAGCGTATGGCATATTCTTGTTATCAATCTTTGTAGGGTCACGGTCATCGCGTGGTACAACAGCGTGTAGCAGTTCCACTTCTTCGTCAGGCTTTTTATCAAAACGCTTGGCAATAAACTCACCTACGTTATCTAAACCAAAGCGTTGTACTGCTTGACGTGCTGGCAACTTGTACTTGCGGAATACGCTATCGACCATGCCAAACTGATCTTCAGAAATTACATATTCGCTGATGTGGCGTGTACTAAAGCGCAGT